ATTGTAGGGACAAATGGTACAGGTAAATCCACTGTATTAGATGCACTTACTTTTAGTTTGTTTAATAAACCATTTCGTAAGATAAACAAATCACAACTTGTTAATGCAACAAATGAGAAAGATACTCTGGTTGAAGTAGAATTTAATATTAATGGTAAGGAATACCTTGTAAGAAGATCTATTAAACCAAATTTATTTGAAATAGAAGTTAATGGTCAAAAAATGCATAAACAGGCAGATGACCGTGCAATGCAGAAGATATTAGAAGAAAATATATTGAAAGTAAATTATAAATCCTTTACTCAGATAGTTATCTTGGGTAGTAGTGCTTTTGTTCCTTTTATGCAACTGTCAGGATCAAATCGAAGAGAAGTGATTGAGGATTTATTAGATATACGTATCTTCTCTGCAATGAATTCTATTATTAAAGATAAGATAAGAAAACAGAAAGAAGAAATACAAGTATTAGATCTTAAAAAAGATAATGTAAAAGATAAATTACAGATGCAAAAAAATTTTATTGAGGAGTTGGATAATCGTGGAAAGGAAAATATCAAGGGAAAAAGAGAAAAAATTATTAATTTGATGGATGAATCTGAAACATATTCAACCACTAATGAAGAGTTAGAAATAGAGGTTACTGGTCTCATAGAGGAACAAGAAAAGGTAACTGGATCAAGTAAAAAATTACGATCTCTTAACAATCTAAAAGGTAAGATGTCTAATAAAGTATCTACCCTTACCAAAGAACATAAGTTCTTTACTGACAATGTAACATGCCCTACATGTACCCAAAATATAGAAGAATCGTTTCGTTTAAATAGAATTAATGATGCTCAAACTAAAGCAAAAGAGTTGCAATCTGGTTATCAAGAACTAGAAAAAGCAATTAAAAACGAAGAAGAGCGAGAGCATCTCTTCACTAAACTATCAAAGGAGATTACTAAACTCAATAATGGCATTTCTCAAAACAATACTCGGATTTCTGGATGTCAGCGACAGGTCAGAGATTTGGAATCAGAAATTCAAAAACTTACCACTCAACTTGCAAATCGAAATACTGAGGATGAAAAATTAAAAGAGTTTAACCAAAGTCTCCAAAACATTTTTAAAGAACTAGCAGATAAGAAGACCGATATCATGTATCATGATTTCGCATATTCGCTATTGAAAGATGATGGAGTTAAGACAAAGATAATTAAAAAGTATCTACCACTTATCAATCAGCAGGTCAATCGTTACTTGCAGATGATGGATTTCTACATCAACTTTAAGTTGGATGAGGAGTTCAATGAGACAGTAGAGTCACCAATACATGAAGACTTTTCATATTCATCTTTTAGTGAAGGTGAGAAGATGCGTATTGACTTGGCCTTATTGTTTACATGGAGAGAAGTAGCAAGAGTCAAGAACTCTGTCAATACAAATTTGTTAATTATGGATGAAGTATTTGATAGTTCTCTTGATGGTACAGGAACAGATGAGTTTCTCAAGATCATAAGGTTTGTAATTAAAGATGCAAACATATTTGTTATCTCTCATAAGGAATCTCTATTAGAGAAGTTTGAGAGTGTAATACAGTTTGAAAAATTAAAAGGTTTTAGTAAAATGTTATCATGAAAATATTAGTTACTGGACATCGTGGTTTTATTGGAAGTCATGTATATGAACATTTGACAGAGTTGGGATTTGATGTTGATGGATATGATATTCCATATGACATAGGAGATTTCAAAACAAATAAGAAGTATGATGTTGTGATACATCTTGCAGCCAACGCTGCCATTCGTGAGGCTCTTAAAGATCCTGATGCATTTTGGGAAAACAATGTAGTTAAATCTAAACCTATATTTGATTATTGTAGAGAGAATGATGTTAGATGTTTATATGCAAGTTCTGCTTCTGTATATGAATGGTGGATGAATCCATATGCAATATCTAAGAAAGTAAATGAGATACAGGCTCCACCTAATAGTGTGGGTATGAGATTCTTCAATGTATATGCACCGAAAGTAAGTCGTTCAGATATGTTGTATCGTATGTTAGAAACTAAAACTGCAACCTATCTTACAAGACATAAGAGAGATTGGATACATGTAGATGATGTCGTTTATGCTATTGCCACTTTGATGCCCTCAACATATACTGGGGTTATAGATGTTGGTACTGGTAATCCAGTAGCTGTAATTGATCTTGCTATGAAAATGGGAATGGGTCATTTACCTATCAAGGAAGAGACACCAGGCGAAAGAGATATCACATGTGCTGATACCACAGAGTTACGTAAACTTGGATGGATGCCAACAATAAATATTCTGGACACAGTATGAAACACTCTGAACTAGATCTCTTTGATAACGTATTCGATAAATTGGAGGAAGAAAATGCCTCATCACAAAATATGGGAGAGTGGACGGAACCCATACCGTCGGCCCGACAAGGGAAAGAAAAAACCACAAATGCTGAGACAAGCACGTAAAAGGTTAGCCCAGTTTAAAAAGTTGCACACAAGACCTTCTGGCCACCGCCAGGGGTCTTATAATATGGCCATACAAGCAACAAACCCATGACCGTTAAATTTGAAATCAAAGACCAACTTGCAAAACTTCTTGCAACTGAAGATCTAGTCGTAGAACATAAGAAAGTATTGACCGCTAGTTTCAATGTGAGTACTAGAGTATTAGTCCTACCTATGTGGGAAAAGGCTTCCAATAATGTATATGATATGTTGGTTGGACATGAGGTTGGTCATGCATTATTCACACCAAATGTAGACATTGCATCATTCAAAGCTCCTTCTTCATACATCAACGTAATTGAAGATGCAAGAATCGAGAAACTTATCAAACGTAAGTTTCCTGGCCTATGTAAGTCATTCTTCCGTGGATACTGGGAGTTACATGAACAAGATTTCTTTGAGGTTCAAGGTCTAGATTCTGATGAGATTACTTTGATTGATCGTATCAATCTATACTACAAAGGTAGTAAGGATATGGTCTTTGCTGATGATGAGAAAGTATTTGTAGAGAGAACAGGTAATACAGAAACATTTGAAGAGGTTTGTGAATTGGCTGCAGAGATACATGCTTTCATGAAAGAACAGAAAGAGAAGAGAGAACAGGAAAAGATTGATGATACTGATTTTGATATGAGTTCAGAGATGAGTAATGATATTAAAAAGGGATCTGGAGAGTCATCTGGTGAAGATGTAGAGGAATCTGAGGAAGAGGGTGAAGGTGAATCATCACATCCTCTATTCGATGAGGAACAACAAACTGAAGGAGGTAGTTCTATTTCAACAGATGATCTTATGGGTGGTGATCATTTTGAAGAACCAGACATAGATGAAGCTGTAACAGATACAAACTTATCTAAGAATCTAATAGACAACTTATTAGATCTAGAATCTAATCGTATGGAAACCACATATCTCAGTGTTCCATCTGTGAATACAGAGACAGTGATTGTTCCACCACAAGATGTATGGGATTACTTTGATAGAAAAACTGCAGAGTTAGAATCAGAGGAAACTCATTACTATAATTATCAATCAATAGAATTCTCATGTAATGAGTATGAGACTTTCAAACAATCAGCAAAGAAGGAGGTAAATTATCTTGTCAAAGAATTCGAGTGTCGTAAGTCTGCCACAGCTTATGCTCGTTCTACTACTGCTCGTACTGGTGTCCTCGATACAAGTAAGTTACACACTTATAAGTTTAATGAGGATCTTTTTAAGAAGATTACAGTTCTACCAGAAGGTAAGAACCACGGATTAATCTTTATACTTGATTGGTCTGGTTCAATGAATTTTGTTCTTAAGGATACTGTCAAACAATTACTAAACCTAGTTTGGTTTTGTAAGAAAGTAAAGATACCTTTCAATGTATATGCATTTACAAACGAGTGGTATCGTAACTGTGATGATGGTAGAATACCTCAGAGACCTTATGGTGAGATGATACATCAAGATTTTGTAGATCATGAACTAAGAGTTTCAGATCAATTCAATCTATTGAATATGATTTCTAGTGATTCACCAATCAGAGAGTTTGAACAACATTGTAAAAACTTATTCTGTCTTGTTGAAAATTCTCAGAGTTCATATAACTATCCAAGATTGTCTTTATCAGGAACACCACTGAATGAAGCTATTATCTCATTACATACTCTTATACCAGAGTTCAAGAGTAAGTATAAAGTTGAGAAACTAAACACAATTATTCTTACTGATGGTGAGTCTCAATCTATGTCATACAATAAGGCATATGTAGATAGACACACTGGAGAAACTCACAATGGTACATATTCTGTAAGTAGCTACAGCAATGCATTGAGAGATCGTAAACTTGGTAGAACATACAATATGAAAAATGATTGGACTGGTCTTACACAAGTTTTACTACAAAATATATCTGAGAAATTTGCTGATGTTAATTTCATAGGTATTAGATTGTTAACTGGTAGTGATGCTCGTAGATTTATTGCCAACTCTACCAACTATGATTATGATACAACTGATAAGTTGATGAAGATCTGGAAGAAACAGAAATCTATTGCATTAGATAATACTGGATACAAAAAGTATTTTGGTATGTCATCCACTGCTCTTGCAAATGATAATATATTTGAGGTTCAAGAAGATGCAACTAAATCACAGATCAAAAGAGCCTTCTCAAAATCACTCAATGCAAAGAAGCTAAATAAGAAGATACTATCAGAGTTCATGGAACTCATCGCATAATGGCAACTCTTGAAAGACACTCTTACAAAAAGGTAGATGGTGAATGGCAGATTACAAAAACTATGTCACTCACCTATGAAAAAGTACCTTACAGTTTGAGTTGTCTTTCACAATGTCTTGTTAAACTTGAGGAGTGTTTAACTCCAGATCTATTAACACCGAAGTATAGAGAAGAGAATGAAAGTAATCCGATGTATGGTCATTGTTATCATACTACTCAGGCAATGTATTACTTACTAGATACGGATACGTTAGATATCATGAGTGCAAAAGATTGGAGAGGAGATACACATTGGTGGCTAAGAGACAGAGAAACAAATAACGATATTGACATGACAGCAGATCAGT